ACGAGGTCCTTCGATGCGGTGATATTTTTGGCTTGCACGTCGCCGTACACGTGGAAATCGATGTCATTCGTGGGGTCTGGGGTGAGGGTGGCGCCGTCGATGCTGTCGGTGCTGTGGGCGACGATGAATTCCGTGGCACTCCCATCGTAGCCGAACACCACGTTCGAGGGGTTTTGACAACTGATGATGATGCCGGAGTCCACCACCCCATTGTTCCCGATGCCTAAGATGGGGTCCTTGATGTACACGTTTTCCGAGAACAGGTAGGACGTCGCTCCGTGCACGTTGAGGTTTCCATAGATGGACGTGTTCCCCGTGAGTTTGTTGTTCAACCCATTGAGCACGGTGGTCGTACCCGCGGCGTAGATGTTCCCTGAAACCTTGGTGTCTCCACCGACGTGAAGTTCATACTCCGGTTCCACGTTGACACCGACGAACCCCGTGGTCTTGAGGGCCGTGGGTGTACCGTTGAGCACGAGTGTGTTCGACGTCGTGTTTCCCATGTCGGAGATGTATTGGAGGGTGAGATTGGAGATGTTCCCACCATCGCCGGTGATGATGCCCTCGAACTGTGGATTCACTTCTAAAGCACTGATGCGCGCACTGTTGTCTTGCAACCGCGCCGGGAGCACCTCGAGGGCGGTGATGCGCGCGCTGTTATCGGCCAAGTTGCTTTCGAGATTCACGACCCGTGCCGGGTAGGTTTCCAAGGTCGTGATGCGAAGGTGGTTGTCGTTCAGCTGTGTCTGTAAATCCGCGATGTTCGCAAAGTTGTTCGACGTTCTCACCTCGAGGTTTGCGATGTTCGCGGTGTTCACAGAAATTCTGAAACTGTTATCGTCGAGGCGCGAACTCAAGGTGCTGATGCGCACGCTGTTGTCTTGGAGGTCGGTCTCCAAGTTCGTGATGCGTCCACTGTTCGCCGCCAAGTTGCTCTCCAAATTGACGATGCGAATGACGTTCGACGCGTGATAGGCATAGAGTGTGGTTATTCTATTGGCATTCTGTTGTAAACCAGATTCCAACGTGCTGATGCGCACGCTGTTCGCGGCTAAATTACTTTCAAGGTTCCCAACTCTAATAGCGTTGGAGGACATTTGGGTTTCTAAATTGGACACTCGCACCAAATTGGCTTCGAGCAGGCTCACCCGGGACGAGTTGTCCACGAGATTCACTTCGTGGGCGATGCCCGTGAGTGTGCGCCCGTCGCCAAAGTACGCGTTGGCATAGACGTCACCGACGACGTTCATCGTCAGCAGGTTCGACGTGGCCGTGATGTACCTGTCGGATGCACTGTTCGCGGTGTACGCAAAGGTGAGTTCATCCACACCCTCCCTATAGGCGATGCCTACGTTGTCCCCGGGGCGTTTCATGACGACGCCGAGGTCATAGGTGAGGTTTTCATTCACGTTATTCTGGCCTAACTCTAAGATTGGGTCCGTGATGGAAATGTTTTTGGATGAGATGAACGTCGCTTCCCCTATGGTTGTGAGGTTCCCCTCGAGGTAGACGTTCCCCCTGGCGTAGATAACGTTCCCCGTGGTCCCCGTGTCGTCCACGTACACGTTGCCACCGAGACCCGTGAGGTTGCTAAACTGCGCACCACCCAACAAACGCACCACCGTGTTAGTTTCGTTGCCGGTGTCGGTCACTTGCTGGAGGTTTTTATCCGACGCCACGACCTGTGTCGTGACGATTTCCTTCGTCGTCGAGTTGTATGCCAAAACGTTCGTCGTCGCATCGTTGTCAAACCTGACCGGCGACACGAACGTACCCGCGTGTGGGGCCTGCACTATGGTGTCCGAAGCATTCACAATGATAGTGTTCCCAGCCTGTGTCGGAGGTTGGACTTTACCAATGCGAACCTTCTCCCCGCGTTCCACGGTATTAAGGTTCTTCACCATTTGATATTATCTAGTATTTTAATTTGCATATCGAAGGGCACCGATGCCATTTTGGATCGTAAATATGTTATACGAACATGCATAAATTTTATCGACGAGCGCCATGCTTTCGCTGTGTATCTTGAACGAGTTCACGCGCGAAAAGTTGAGCGTCCCCGTGGGTTGCAGACTCGTCGTGTTGTGGGCGAAGCTGTACATGAACACGTCGGGGGACGTGACGGCGATGGTGTGATAGTAGGCACTCACGTCCATGAAGTGTGGACGCGCCCACTTGTACCCCGAGAGTTCCACCCCGTTCACCGACAACTTCAAACGGTTCGAAGGTGCCGTCAGGGCGTTGTCCGCGACGGTGTTTGAACTGGCGATGAATTTCACCGGATGGTTAAAGGTGAGTTCTTGCGTGAGTTCTTCCGAAGGCGCGGACTCTTGCACTTGGTAGATGAGCATGTTGATGGTCTGGTTGGCGATTTGTTCGCGTTCGACGGCGTCGAGGTAGTAATAGTTCGAGTGGCACTCCCACGTGTAGTTCCCAGCGAGCGGGCCCCAACGCACGCGAAGTTCCACCTCTTGGTAACCGAGGGCACACACCGGAAGCGCGCTCTCCAGGGCTTCGCAGAAGTAAAAGCGTAGCGGGTAGAACATGGACGCGCGACCGCCTGGGCCGAGAGCACCTCGAGAGCTGTTCTTAGCGAACATGTCGAGGGCGACGTTTTGGCTGAAATCCGAAGTCTGCCGGTCGATAACCTGCCCTCCGACTACGAAATCTACGCTCTCGATGACCGAGGTCCAATCCGTGATTTCCACCGCTTCGGTCCCATCGTCCGCGGTGAAGTAGGTGTAGCCGAGCATGTCGCCGTTTCGAAGGAGGGTTATCGATGAGTACGAGTTCGAACGCACAGCCCCTTGAATTTGCTGTTTCTCCACGCATTGCGAGAACGGGGTGTGTCGTTTGTACGTCGCCGAAAAATGACTCATTTCTGGTTCGCTCGAGATCCATTCATCTTGAGCGCCCAGGCACACGAGTTGAGCGATGCCCGCGGACATGGCTTTACATTACGTTGAGAAAAATTAAAGATTTGGTCGCCTGCACACGAATCGCAAGACTAAAAAGTTTTCACCCGCCACGAGAGGGTTCGTGATGGCGACTCCGTTCTGATTTAAGAGACGCACGGTTAATTTGTCGATTCTGAGAATCGGGTCGATGTACTGCACCGCGATGGAGTAATTATCTTTATACGCGATGAGTTCGTTGCCTTCGCTGATGACGCTTCCGAAGGCGCTGCGCACCACGGAGATGTTGCCTTGACCCGCGTGGGCACCCACCGACGAACCGGAAATGGCGGCGCGGTCGTTGAAGTGCGTGTCGAGCTCATCGATGGAGATGTAGAGGTGTTCGGTCTGTTGCACGTTGGCGTGGACGTGCGCGGCCAGGAGGCGGCACTGCACGACGTTGCGCAACGGGTTCTGGAGGTAGGCCGTGAACGTGTTCGCGCTGGCCTGTCCGATGGTGTCCACGGTGATGGTGTGGTACTCGTAGTTGAGGTCCGGAATGGTTGCGTCCGCGGTCACGAGCGCCATTTTATACTAGATGCTCAGATAATTTCGTAGTCGGCTTGCTCGCGCACCAACTTTTCGGCGCCGCACACACCACCCGGTCGTTGGGTCGAGTACGTGCTCTCGTCGACGCACTCCGCGCGCACCGGGAGGTCGAAGAAAGAATCCTCGTTCTTCGCCTTGATGACCAACGGCATGGGTTCGTAGTAACTGCGCGCGGCCATGATGGCGAACAGGACGACCATGACGACGGCGATGGTGGTCAACGCATTTCGGTTGGCCTTGTTAAGCTTGAACATGTTTTTATTATTATGTACCTAGAAAAAAAGTGCGTTAAAGATTTCAATTACTTTTAAAGTAATACATCAGATGGACGGTGAAATCGTGCTGGACCGCGGCGAGACCACTGTCATGAAACTCGACGACGGCGAACAAAGACTGATGGATGAAATTCAAATTTCCGCGCCGCAACCTCGGCGCGCGCCCAGGCCGAAGCCTTACATGCGTCAACCGCCTGCGATGGAACACCAGGAAGAAATCGACGCGTTCGTGAACCCGAACAAGCAGAGCGCGCCCCCGCCTGTGCACGGTGGTGGGGGTCCGGCGTTCGACGACGACGAGGATGTCGAGGACGACGGCTACCTGGAGATGGACTTCGATGACGAACCCCAGCAACGCGAGATGCCTTCCGCTGGGTACGACTCCGTGGATTCGGAAAAGATGGACATCTTGAACAAGTTGGCACGTCTCGAAAGGAAAGGCTTCGGTGTCAACAAGCGTCTCGGCGCGTACAGCTCTATCGAGGACTTGCGCAACGAGTACAAGCGCGTGACCTACACCATCGACGTGGACCAGAGCATCAAGTTTTCTCGAAAAGCCCTGATGGCCACGGTCACGGGTTTGGAGTGGGCGAACAAGAAGTACAACCCGTTTGAACTCTCGTTGGACGGGTGGTCGGAGAGCATCATGGAAAACCTCGACGACTACGACACCGTGTTCGAGGAGTTGCACGTCAAGTACGGCCAAAAAATGCAAGTCGCACCGGAACTCAAGCTTCTCATGATGGTCGGTGGTTCCGCGATGATGTTCCACCTCACGAACAGCATGTTCAAGGCAGCCATTCCCAACTTACAGGACGTGTTGAAGCAGAACCCTGGCCTGCAACAAAGCATGGTCAGTGCGGTTCAGGGCGCCATGCCTCGTGGCCAGTCCGCGTCTCCAGCGCCACCACCCCCTGGCGGCTCCTACGAGATGCAAGGTCCGGGGTTCGACATCAGCAGTCTCATGGGGAACGTCATGATGCCCCCACCGCCGCCGATGAACACGAGTGCGCCCTTGCGCGTTGAACCACAAGCAGAGGCCGAGGACGACGACGTGTCGGACATCGTGGCCGAAGACCTGGAGGAGCGAGAAGGGATTGAGGACGACGTCAAGGAAGTTGATATTCAGGAAAAACCAGCCCCGAAGCGTCGCGGGAGAAAGAAGAAGACAGAAATAAATCTTTAGATACTATAACACAGGATGGCCGCGTTGTGCATGTGCCCCATCGAGGACGAAGAACCACCTCGCAGAGCTCCCAAGGTGCGTACTTCCCCAGCCCCCGCGCCGGTTCCGATGATGGAGGAAGACACTGAGTGTAATTACCTCATTCTTTTCTTCATCGTCGGAGTTATTATTTTGGCAATCATGGATGCCACGTGAAAACCCAAACTCTCCCACAGGGACACCCCCTGTGGCAAAGTTCGTGTTCGTGTTAGTAGTCGAATGACACCTTCGTCTCGGTGTCTCTCTTTATGTTTAACAATTTTCCACCGGAGGCGGTCGTCAATTCAATGAAAAAATCATAGTAATACGCCAGTACGTCGGCGCCAGATTGTGGAAACGCCACGTGTGGGTCCAG